AATACTCCATCTTATGTTGCTAATAGTGCAGCCAGTTATGCCAATTCTGGTTTTGCCGTAGCCAACAGTTCTGCTTCTTATGCAAATAGTGGTTTCTCAACTGCTAACTCTGCTGGTTCATATGCTAACTCTGCGTTTAGTTTAGCAAACGGCCATAGTGCTATTGCTAACTCAGCAGCCGCTTACGCAAACTCTGGTTTTGCAGTTGCCAACTCAGCTGCAATTTATGCTAACTCTGCATATACTCGTGCTAATAATAGTATCAATGCAAATACTGGCGGTACAATTACTGCTGACTTGGTTATTACTGGCAACTTGACAGTTCAAGGTAATACAACTTATGTTGATACACGAACAATTACAACAGGTGATTCATTAATCCATCTTGCCAATAATAATACGGCAGGTGATACAGTTGATATTGGTTTCTACGGAACGTATAACTCAGGTGGTCAGAAATATACCGGTCTTGTAAGACAAGCTGGTGCAAACTATTTCTTGTTTAAAGATTTAACAAGTGACCCAACTGCAAACGTTCTTGCTCCTGGCTCCCTAACTGCTGCTAATACAGGCACATTGACCGCTAATTTAACTGCATATTCAGTTACAATTAATGGTCAAGACATTAATCAATTTGCAACAAATGCTTATACACAGGCAAATACTGCTGTAACTAATGCATCTGCGGCAAGTTCATATGCTAATTCGGCCTTTGGTGTTGCAAATACTGCTAGTTCAAGTGGAACTTCTGCTGGTGCATACGCTAACTCTGGATTTGCAGTAGCTAATAGTTCTGCTTCGTACGCTAACTCTGGTTTTGCAGTCGCTAATAGTGCAGCTGTATATGCAAATAGTGGTTTTGCAGTTGCCAATTCAGCTGCAATTTATGCTAACTCAGCATTTGCTGCTGCTAACAATACTGCTGGTGTAAATCTTACACAAAATAATAGTATTAGTTCAGCTGCAAGTTATGCCAATTCTGCTTTCTCAACTGCTAACACCGATGTTACAGGTATTAGTATTACTGCTGCCGATTATGGTACAGCATCTTCTGTTGCTGCTTTCCATATTGAAGCAAACGGTCGTATTAGTTCTGCAAACTCAACTGCGATTGCAATTGCGGCTTCTGCGATTACATCTGGCACATTAGGTGTTCCAAGAGGTGGTACAGGAGCTGGTACATTTACTAATAACGGTGTTCTGTTAGGTCAAGGCACTAGTGCATTTAGTACCGCATCATCGTCAACTGAAGGTCATGTGTTAACTATCAATGCTTCAGGTGTTCCAACCTTCTCATATATACAGGGTGGAACATTCTAAATATTATGAAAAGGAATTGTTATGAGTGTAGAATTTTCAAATGCGTATCAAGAGGTTTTGCTTGAGAACTTAGATGTAATACTCAAGCAGAACTTTATGATGCAAGCAAGATTAAAATTGCTTGAAAAGGAAGCAAATCTTCGTGCAGAAATGCAGGCAAAAATTGATGAACTTACAGTACAACACCAAAATGCGATACAACAAGTTGAGCAAACACAACATTATAGAACGCAAGCGGAAAGTAATGATGCAATAGTTCAAGAAAAAACTAGAATTCAATCTGCTTTAAATGATACCATGCAAGAGCTTGGTACCACAAAAAAATCATTAGATTCAATTACGCAAGAATTGAGTTTAAAAAATAAAGAAGTAGAAGAAATGAAATCTCGTATTTCTGAATTGGAAAAATTAATTACTCTTGCACCCAAAGTTGTTAAAAAACTTACTGTAAAGACTGAAGATAAGCCTGTTGAAATTTCTGCTACTGAAACCGAAAAAGAAAAGGTTGAGGTCGGCGGTACATTTTAATGGCAAATACAGTAATACAACTTAAAAACTCCACCATCACTGGCAATGTTCCATCATCGCTGGCTAATGGTGAAATTTCCATCAACAGTCGTGATGGAAAGTTTTTCTATTCCACTCCGTCTGGCTCAGTCATCACCCATTATCCTTATTTGGGACCAGCAGGTCTCAATAAGGAAATTCAATTCAATGATAGTGGAACTCTAGGTTCAAACTCAGGCTTAGCATTTGACAAATCAACCGGTTATTTAACTTCAACATTACTAAGAAGTAGTCAATCTGTTGGTGATGAAGGCGGCCAATTAGATTTAGCTACTGCCGCAACAAATAATACACTTGTTGGCGGTTTTGTTAACATTGATATCTTTCAAAATAAATTAAGAATTTTTGAATCTGGTGGCACAAATCGTGGTGTTTATATTGATTTGGCCAATGGTGCTTCATCTGGAGTTGGAACAAACTTATTATCGCCATCATCATCTACTGATGGTTGGGCACGAAATCAAGCCAATGCGGCTTTTTTACAGGCCAATACTCCAAGTTACACGGCCAATTCTGCGGCTTCTTATGGTAACTCAGCGTTTGCTACTGCTAACTCTGCCGCTAGTTATGCAAACTCATCATTTTTAGCAGCTAATACTCCAAGTAATGTGGCCAATAGTGCCGCATCATATGCTAATTCCGCATTTGTAAAAGCAAACTCAGCCTTTATTGCTGCTAATGCGGCCTTCATTAGAGCAAACAACTCACTAGATGCTAATAACGGCGGTACTGTTAACGGCACAATTACTGCAAATTCGTTTATTACAACAGGCAGTTTTGGTAATATTCAAGGCGCAAACGCCATCTATGCAAATACTTTTATAGCCAACACAGGCGGCTATATTCAGTTTTCGGATGGGTCAAAACAATATACTGCAAACGCTGGTTCAGGTGGATCCGATACTTCTGCTGGTTCGTATGCTAACTCTGGATTTGCTGTTGCTAATAGTTCTGCTAGTTACGCTAATGCAGCTTTTGCTCAAGCAAATACTGGTTCTGGAGCTGCATCTGCTGGTTCATATGCTAACTCAGCATTTGGTAAAGCAAATTCTGCTTGCACTGCTGCTGCAACAGCTCAATCAACAGCATCTAGTGCCGCTGGAGCCGCTTCGGCCGCACAAGCTACCGCCGATGCAGCTTATAATACTAATGATTTTGCTTTAATCTATACGCCAAATAATGCAACAACTATTACTGCATCTGCTAGAAGGGATACTTTTAATATTGTTGGAGAATCTGGCGTTGTTGCTTATGCAAATTCTTCAACAAAAACAATCACGGTTGCTGGTACTCCAGGCGCACAAGGATTAACGGTAGACTATGGATTTGTTGCGGATCCTTTATATTATGCCATTGATTACGGGACACTATAAATACAATTATGTCAACACAAGTTCAAATACGAAGAGGTAATACAGCACAAACATCAACCTTTACAGGTGTTGTTGCTGAACTTACTGTAGATACAGATAAAAAAACAATAGTTGTCCATGACGGGTCAACTGCTGGTGGTATTCCTCTAGCTAGAGAAAATGCAAGTAATACCACTGGTTCATATGCTAACTCTGCGTATGCAACTGCCAATTCTGCACAGTCATATGCTAACGCAGCTTTTGCGACCGCAAATACTACAGCAGCTGCTGGCACTTATGGTAACTCTGCATTTGGTGTTGCTAACTCAGCCGCTAGTTATGCCAATTCAGGATTCATAACAGCTAATAGCGCTGGTGTATATGCAAATAGTGCGTTTGCTGCGGCAAATGCGGCCAGTGCAACTGACGCTACGCAAAATACCAATATTACAAATGCTGGTACATATGCCAACTCAGCATTTACAACTGCAAACAGTTCTGGTGTTTATGCTAACTCCGCATTTGCAGCCGCTAATGCAGCTACTGCGACTGATGCTACACAAAATACAAATATCACCTCAGCCGCAACATATGCTAATGGTGCTTTTGTAACTGCTAACAATGCGGTAACATCAACAAATGGTAATATAGCTTGGGCTACTGCTAATTCAGCTGCAACTTATGCTAATTCTTCCTTCTTAGCAGCTAATACTCCAAGTTATACTGCTAACTCAGCTGCAATTTATGCTAACGGTGCATTTACAACTGCTAATAATGCTTTAACTGCTTCAAATGGTTCCATTGCATGGTCTACTGCTAACTCAGCCGCTAGTTATGCCAATTCAGGATTTGCTGTTGCCAATTCTGCTGGTTCATATGCTAACTCCGCTTTTGCTGTAGCAAATAATGGTGTTGGTATTGATGTTACACAGAATACTAATATTACAAACGCTGGTACATATGCTAATGCGGCTTTCTTAGTTGCTAATACTCCAACTCATGTAGCCAACTCAGCCGCAACATATGCTAACGGTGCTTTCACTCGTGCTAATAATGCAATTAATGCCAACACAGGTGGTACAATTACTGGTGATTTAAGTATTACAGGTAACTTAACTGTTAGTGGTAACACAAGTTATATTGATACAAGAACAATCACAACACAAGATTCGTTAATTAGACTTGCTAATAATAATATTGTTGGTGATGTAATTGATATTGGTTTTTACGGTGTTGCAAATACAAATACAGCTTCACCTAGTGGTACCACATATCACGGATTAATAAGACAAGCTGCTGGTAATTTTGTATTATTTAAAAATATTAACCAAGATCCAAGTAGTAATGTAGTTAATACTGCGTATATTACTGTTACAAATACTGCAACTTTAATTGCCAATGTTCAAGCATATAGTATTACAAGTAATGGGGTTGATGTATTTGTTTACACCACTAATGCTTATACACAAGCAAATACAGCTGCAACAAATGCAACTAATGTTGGCACATATGCTAACGCTGCTTTCTTAGCGGCTAATACTCCATCTTATGTTGCTAATAGTGCTGCTAGTTATGCTAATAGTGGATTTGCTGTAGCTAATAGTGGAAGTTCTTATGCTAACTCAGCTTTTGCTGTAGCAAATAACGGTGTTGGTATTGATACAACTCAAAATACTAATATTACATCAGCTGCATCTTACGCTAACTCCGCTTTCTTATCAGCAAATACTCCTAGTAATGTAGCAAACTCTGCGGCTTTGTATGCTAACTCCGCTTTCGCAGCAGCAAACAATTCATCGTCTGCCGGTTCTTACGGTAACTCTGCATTTGCTGTTGCTAATTCAGCAGCATCTTATGCAAATAGTGGATTTGCTGTTGCTAACTCGGCTGCAACTTATGCTAATGGTGCTTTTACCAAAGCAAATACTGATTTTACTAACATAATAATAACAGATGGTACATATGGTAACTCAGCATATTATCCAATCATTACTGTTTCTGCAAATGGTAGAATTAATGTTGTAACAACTCAAGTAGTAACTGATCCAAGTGCTATCGCATTTGCAATCGCTTTAGGATAAAATATGGCAAAACCAGCAACAAGAGCACAATACAAAACATACTGTTTAAGAGAACTTGGTTTTCCTGTTATTGAAATTAATGTGGATGATGACCAAGTTGATGACCGTATTGATGAAGCCTTATCATTTTGGAATGACTATCATTTTGATGGCCAACAAAAAATGTATATGAAACATCAGATTACGGCAGAAGATATTAATCGCCGTTGGATTTATTGTCCAGATGCTGTATCATTTGTCACAGGTATATTTCCGTTTGACCAATCTGGTGCGTCTATCAATATGTTTGATTTGCGTTATCAGTTGCGTTTACATGACCTGTATGATTTTACATCTGTATCATATGTGTCATATGAAATTACTATGCAACATATTCGTACATTGAATTTATTGTTCTCTGGCACACCACAATTTAGATTTAACCGTCATCAAAATAAAGTATTCCTTGATATTGATTGGACAAGAGATGTTCTTGTTGGCCAATATGTCGTTGTTGAATGTTATCGTAAACTTGTACCTGATACAGTAACATTAACAGGCACAATGACTTATAATGCAGCTTCAAATACAATTATTGGTTATGGTACAACATTTGACCAAGAAATTTTAGAAAATGATTTCATTACTTTGAATACTGTTGATACTATTCAAGTAGCTGCAATCAACTCACCAACATCTATTACTGTTCGTGGTCCTTTTGCTAATAGTGCATCTAATACTACTGCAACTATTGCTGGTAACTCTGATGTTTGGAATGATAGATATTTGAAAAAATATGGATCCGCATTAATCAAAAGGCAATGGGGTTCTAATTTGAAAAAGTTTGGTGGTATACAAATGCCTGGCGGTGTAGTATTAAATGGCCAACAAATATATGATGAAGCTGTTGCTGAAATAAAAGAGCTTGAAGAAGAAATGTATGTTGTTAATGCATTACCAACCGAAATAATGATGGGTTGATAATGAATGGCAACGAATCTATACTTTAATAATTTCCCTGTAAATCAAATTACCAGCGAGCAATTGCTGGTGGAAGACCTCGTCATTGAGGCTATGCAAATTCATGGCATGGATGTATATTATATGCCAAGAAGTTCTGGTGATTCTGTAGATATGTTATATGGTGAAGACCCATTAAAACAATATACAGCTGCATATCCACTTGAGATGTACCTTGAAGATGTTACGGGTATGGAAGGCGAAGGCGATTTTATGTCCAAATTTGGGCTTGAAATTCGTGATGAGATGACTTTGTTAGTATCTCGCCGTAGATTTGTATTTACAGTAAATCAACATAGACCAAATGAAGGTGATTTGGTTTATATTCCATTAATTCAAAACTTCTTTGAAATTACTTTTGTTGAGCATGAAAATAATCAAGCAATGTATTATACATTAGGCCGTGGTCGTGGCGGTAATGTTTATGTTTATGCTTTAAAAATGAAACAATGGGTATTCTCTAATGAGCTTGTACTCACAGGTAATGCAGAAATTGATGGACAAATTAAAGATGCTTATCCAAGAACACAACTCTCTTTATCTGCTGGTGGTTCAGGAATATTTGTACCTGATGAAATAGTTTATCAAGGTGCTAATTTAGCATCCGCAACAGCAACAGCAACTGTTCACAACTATGTTACTGGTTCTCTACTTAACATTTATCGTACTACAGGAACATTTGCAACTTCCACCACAGTTAAAGGAAGCACAAGTGGTGCAATATGGAATGTTAGTGCTACTTCTGATACTACCACAATGGATAATGCATTTGAAGATGTTATTGACAATAATAGAATTGAAGGTGAAGCCGATAATGTTATTGACTTTACAGAACACAACCCATTTGGTGAAGCATAATGCTAGGTAACGCACACTTTTATAATCGTACCATACGCAAAATTGTTGTTGGGTTTGGCACAATGTTTAACGATATATTATTAACTCGTTATTCAAAAGATGGTTCTACTGCACACGAAATAACAAAAGTGCCATTAAATTATGGCGCAAAAGAAAAATATTTGGTTCGTATCAATAGTGATCCAACTTTAACAAAATCAATTGCTACAACTGTACCACGCATGAGTTTTAACTTAGATGGTATGTCGTATGATAATAGCAGAAAACAACAAACCACATTACAGAATTTTGGTTTTAGTTCAGGTTCATTTACAACTCAGTATGCTCCTATACCGTATAATTTTGATTTTAGTCTTTCAATATATGTTCGTAATACTGAAGATGGTACACAAATACTAGAACAAATTTTACCGTTTTTCACACCAGATTTTACGATTACCATGGACTTTATTGCATCTATGGATCAAACATATGATATGCCTGTAATCTTAAATTCAGTTACACCTGAAGTAGATTATGAAGGTGAGTTAATGAATACACGATTGATTATTTGGAATCTTTCATTTACTGCAAAAGCATACATTTGGCCACCAGTTAAAACACCATCAGCTGGTAAAATGATTACGCAAGCTAATGTTAACATATATACAGATTCAACCAATTTAGATGCACAAAAAGTTTATGTAAATTACAATACAGGTAGTGGTGTTTATACAACTGGTGAAACAATTACTGTAGAATCTAGAGGCGTTACTGGCAAAGTTTTATATTTTAGTAATACTTCAACTGGTGTATTAGTTGTAACTGATTTGAATAAATTACTTCAAGCGAATGACAAAGTAACAGGTGTATATTCAAACTCAACATTTACAATTTCTAGAGTTGACACATCACCAACAAAAGCTGTTGCGATTGTTGTAACTCCTAATCCGCCAACTGCCAATGGAAATGGTCCATATGGTTTTGAAGAAACATTTACAGATTGGCCACAAACTTTATTATGAACAAGACAGACAAAAAATTATCAGAATTATTTGATGTGGATCCTATTGCAACC